AAAAGGGGTCCGTGGGGGTTCTCCCCCACGGCTCCTTTTCCCGACCGGTCTGGCGAACCGGACGGTTATCCTGGTTAGATGTCTGATGGTTGCTGGAACGTGGTGGCTATAGCTGCCACCTTCTGGCTTCCTCTATTGGGCATTCTAGCTGGGTTCTTTGCCAAAATTCCATCTTACTCTTTACCCATTTTCTCTACCCAGGCTTGCTTGTAACTGGTAAGTTGACCCACTGGCTTTAGTTCATGATTATTCTGGTGTTGGTGGACACTCTTTCCACAAGTAGGTAGTGTGGAGTTCATGCTCGTTCTGAACCGGGAATGGCACAACCCGTAGTAGGATCTTGCCTCTGCCACACTTACTTGCGCCTGTTGCTTCTAGACTATGGGCTGCTAAGGATGACTACGGACCTCTTTTTGAGCAATCCGTGTCAAGTCAACTGTTTCATCTGATGTACGCTGGAAATCCTTGTTTCTGGATGATTGTATCCTGGAGGTGGTGCTGAAATATCTCAAGCCACAGGTACGCTTCTGGACTTGGTGCCGCTGTCAGGTGTTACACCCCTTGTGGGCAAATGTTGAACCTTAGTGGACGCGTGAGATGGGAATCCATGCCTGGCCATAGACTGGCTGATAAGCTCGCGGCTGATCGAGTTGCAACAGTAATCAGTTGATTTGCCACTATGTCGTCTTCTCAACACAAACCCGAAGATAACACTCCTCTTCAGGCTCAGCAGGAAGAGGTCCAAGTTGAAAGCTCTGCTTTTACCACTGCAACAACTGAAACATCTATTGTTGCTCAGACACAACAATCAGGTCAAGTAGTTCGGAGGAACTGGGTTCCCTCTGAAACTCCAAATTCAGAAATTAGAACTTTTCTCTATGCTGCAAGTTGGGCCACAAATAATGCTCAAGGAACAATGCTTACTTTTAATTCTCCAACAGCACTTTCTGGGCCCATCGCTCTTCCACATGCTCTAATAACTGGATCCCAACCTACAGAAACTCTTGATCCGATAACTGGTGCTACACCAACTATGTCAGGTTACACACATTTTGGACTGCAATATGTTTCAAATGGTTTGTATAGAACAGGCTATAAACTTTTTGTCTCAGTGAATGGAACACAATTTCACTCTGGTTCCCTTTTTGTGATTTGTGTACCCCAACCTCATGTCCTTCTGAAACCTTTGTCTAATCAGCTTCCAGATGTGACCCTGAACTACAATTGTGGTGATATCTACAATTTTGCACAACAGGGCATCTTCCCATCCGGGAGACTCCTTCCTAGGTCAAATTCACAGCTTGAGCTCGATCTCCCTTACTCAGGACAGGATGCCTATACTTCTACTGCAACTAGGCATGTTGATTATTTTGTGTTTGTGCTTGTGGAAACTCCCCTTGGGATTCCCACTCAGGGTACTGCGCCAACCCTCCAGGTTGTTGTAGAGGCGCAACCCGTGAAACCAGTTTTTCTTGCTCCCCATCGTCCAGTTCGATTTACAAATAATTTGGGCACTTTCACAAATCTCCCTGCACTTCCTGCTCCAGCCTCTTTTGAAGGTGTGAGGATACTTCCTGCTCAATCAGGAATAGCTTCAGAAGCTCAGGGTGCAATTCAAGGTGTACACTGGAAGAATAATCATCACTCTCTAGATCATCTTCCTGCCCGTATTGAAGATTTTAGGTCACTCCTTTCTCGCCCTACAATTAAGGCACTTGTTGAGGTGGGAACTTCCTATACTGTGGGGACAGTTCTTGCACAGTGGGAAGTTTCTCCAATAAATGATATTCTCACCTCAGGAGGAGCCACAGGTGTTAGGACAATTGAGGGATCAACCTTTCTTCACTCCTTTTCGCGACTTTTCTTACAGTGGACTGGTTCTATTGTCTACACAGTTGAGTGGACAGGTCCTGCTGTATCAGCAGGTAGGCTAATTCTTGGTTTTCAACCCAATGCGAACAGAGAATCAAAGCTAGGCTCATATGCTCCTGCTCTTCCTACTGGCAATGTCCTTTCCTCTCTTTCACAGGGTCCCCACATGATCTGGGATCTTTCAAATTCCACTTCCATGTCTTTTAGAGCTGATTTTGCCCTTCCTTCTGAGTGGGCTGCAGTCAATCCACTTGTCACTGCAGGAACTGCCGGCGGAACAAATCCTTCTCAGACCACGCAGAATGGTGGTGTGATTAATTTTTCTTCTTCAGGCTCTTGCTATCTAGCTCTCCTGACACCTATTGTGACACCTACTGTAGTTCAATCATCTTTTAAAATTGTCCTCTCAGAATCTGCCGGTCCAGATTTTTCACTCCGCTACTTTGCACCCCGTTCTCCCAATACTTATCCCATTTACAATGGGATAATTGATCAGGGTCCTGTGAACATTCCTGAACCTCTTGGTGAGAGTACTACCCCCTTTCAGGAAATTTCTGTTGCTCAAGTGCTTGCTCACCCGCGTCTCTATGGGAATTTTTCTTTCACTCAGAATCGTGTGCTTGAGATTCCTCTTTCTCTGATTTCCTACTCAAAGGGGCCTGGTGCAAATACAAATTCTGCACAGATTACTCCCGCTCGCCTTTTTGCAAGCCTCTTCACCCAGATTCAAGCTGATCTTAGGATAATTGTTACAACCTCAGCAAACACTTCTGTTTTTGTTGCCTACCAGCCTCCTGGAACAACTCCTACTGTTTTTGGTCAGGTGCCTCTTTCTAGAGCTGCTCTTTCAATGGCAAACTTTACTATTTTCTCTACGATGGCAGATAATGTAGGATTTGAACTTGTTGTTCCTTACCCTGGAAATCATGCTACCTTTCAGACATCTCTTTGCACAACCTTGAGGTCAGATAATGTCTATCAAGCATCTCAGGACCAGAATGACCCAGGAAATCTTGGGACACTCCTTGTTGTTAATAAAGACATTGCCCAAGCTACTGTTTCTCAGATTTCTGTTACTGTGTATCTTGGTCTGCTTAATGCTAAGTGCTTTATTCCTCGTCCATTTGGGCCACTTACCTCTCAGATTGTACAGCCTAATTCACTTTCTGTGAGAGGAGCTGAAGATGAACCAGACTTTTGGGAAGATCAACCAGAAGGAGAAGAAAGCTTCTTCCAGGCCCCACACCTTACTTCCTTGAAGATTGAACAGGCAAAGGATCAAGTTGCCCGTTTTGAGGAGTATTTTGATTGGCTTTATTCTGAAGTGGGTGACACCATCTCTCCTGAACATGCTCTTGCTATCTGTTCCGCTGTTGAGAATGCAATTAATCAGTGTGATGATGAAGTTGAGAATCAGATTGCTTTTGCAGAACTCCCTCTAGAGTACCCTCAATCCCTTCCCTGCCCTGGTGTTTGGTTTAGAGGTGAATTCTACAGGTGCTGCTACCTTCCCCCTGACAACCGCTTCTTCCCACAAGTTGCTGCACATTCCCCTCTTCCTGTAGAGCATAATCTTTGTGAACTCTATGAGGCTCTCCGCGCTTTTGAGACAATGTGTCTGATTGATCCCCTTGCAACTTCTCATTGCTATCAGGCCCTCCTTACACAACTCCTTGACTCAAATTGGGTGATTCCTGAGATGAAAACTGAAATCAGAAAGAAAATGTGCTTCCTACTTGAGATGCTCTCTCATCCTGAGAGAATTATGGCACATTGGAACTGGGAGTCCTGCCATACACAAGCTTTCAGGAATCTCTGCCAGAGAATAGGAAGACCTCTTGCACCGTCAATGATTGACGATGATTATTTTTCTGATGAAGAAGATGCTGAATTTCAGGCTCCTACCTCTTGTGATCAGAAGTTTCTTAATCTGATTCAGAGTTATAGATCTGCTATGCTTGTTAACCCCTGGCACACTTTTGAAGTTGCTTACATCTCTTTTTATGATCTCACTCTTCGCGAAGATGTCCCTCAATGGTTTAAAGATCAAGTTGATGACGTATGTTTTGAGAATCTGTGTGCTAGGGCTGGTGATCGAATTGATGTAGATAATTCTGTTCTTCTTGAATCCTACAGACAAGCTTTTGATGAACTCTTCTCTGAAGAGCCTGACTTCTTTTCCGATGATGAAATTGAAGCTGAGTTTCAGGCCCCCAAACCCCCCGTTGTTGCTGCATCTGCTCCTAGACCCCGTCCTCCAACTCCTCTTCCTTCCCCTGTTGTCTCAGAAGATGAGGATGAAGGCGAGGACGAACCTGATGATATATATGTCTACTATGTAGACAATGGTCTGTATCGTCATTGGGGAATCCGCAGCAAACAACAGGCAATTTCCCTGAAAGCACATGGTTTCCAATGCCGTGTTTCCTACACTCCTGAAGATCTTGGGAAGCATGTTGATTATTGCGCTGTTGGCTACAATGAATGGTGTAAGGCTGTTTGTAGATTAGGTCAAATCTATGACTATTCAATTACTCACAATTGTACTGATTTTGTTGAAGAAATAACCTCCTACCAATACTCTTTCCAAAACACTGGCTACTGGCTTGCCGCCGGTGTTGTTGCTGCTGCTGTTGCTACAACTGCAATTTTCCACTCTGTTCCCCCCTCCTGGGATGAGAGGCCATTTCTACCCGAGAAAACGACCCCTAGGGTGGTTGTGGTGGCTCCTCGCCGTAGGGTACACAAGTGGAGGAGAGCAACTCTTGAAAAGATTGTTGAACTCAAGAGAAAGATGCTTTTTCAGGCACCAATAAACATTCAACTTACAAATCCTGCTGTTGATAGAGCTGCTTCAATTACAACAACTGCAACTCTTGAAACACTTGATGAGGTCAAGAATATGGTGCCTGTGCTTGTAAATTCTGCTTCAACTGTAGCATCTTCTCTTTCTGCTGCTTCCGCTTCTGTTGAACATCTTACAAAATCAATGGAGACTTTTCTTGAGAATGCAACTGCCGCAATCCCTGGCGCTGTCTCTGCAATGGAATCTACTGCAGGTGAACTTATTTCTTCTGCTTCAAAGAAAATTGCCTCAATTATCCTCAAGGTAATTGGTTTCACTCTTGTAATTTTTGGAAATCCTTCTCCCTCTACGATTGCTGGTGTGATTGCTCTTCTTGTTGCTGAAGTATATGACAATGCCTATCTTAGGAAGAAGATGTCTGATCTTGCTGTTTCCTTTACTTCTAAAATTAAGGATCTTGTAGGCTCTCTCTTTGGTGTGTCTAGTTGCTGTGATGAAGAACCTATTTTCGATGACATTGATGATGCTTTCCACCGTTACATGCTTACTCGCACTGAAACAGATTTTGAATTTCAGGCCCCTTCTCGTCTTCAGGAATTTAATCAGGGTGTGCTTGCAATGAAGAACGTTGAATGGATAATTGAAAAGGTCAAGGAGCTTATTGATTGGTTGATTGCCAAGCTCAAGTCCAAGGAGAAATCATCTCCTGAAGACTATCTTAAATCTAGAGCTGACTACATTACTGATCTCTACCGTGATTCTCTTGCCACTGCTTCCTGTCAGAATGTTGATGTGAACCTTCTTAATCAGCGTGTGAAGGACACTAGGGATATGCTTGCCTATTGCACAAACCACAGACTTGCTGGCGCTGCTCACATTCTTTCTCGTACTCTTGCCAATTATGAACAGACTTCTAGGAAACTCAAAACTTCTGTCTACGCCTCCCGTCCTGAACCCCTTGTGATCTATATTCATGGTTCCCCTGGTGTTGGTAAGTCTCTTCTTTCAAACATAATTGCTTCTGCCTATTGTAAGAGAAAGGGAATTGATTTCAAAACTTCTGTCTTTGCCCAACCTCCTGGTTCTGAGTACTTTGATGGATACACTGGTCAACCTGTTCATGTGATTGATGACTTCTGTCAGAATACTACTGGTGAAGATGTGAAGCTCTTCTGTCAAATGGTTTCCACTACTCCTTTTGTTCCTCCAATGGCTGCTCTTGAAGAGAAAGGTGTTCAGTATCGATCTCGTCTCATCCTTGCAACATCAAATATGGCAACTCCTCAGTCAAATGAGATTCGGATTCCAGGTGCTCTCGAGCGCCGATGCCACATTAAAGTGCGTGCCGTTCTCGCACGTGCTTTCCAGACTCCTGCTGGTCGTCTGGATATGGCTGAAGCGTTCAAAGAACTTGGACCTGCTAAGTCTCCTGACTTTAAAGCAGATTGTCCGTATCTTAACGGTGCTGCCATGACTCTGTCTGTTACAAGAGGCGAGGATCGTACCCGTGAACACATGTCTGTCTATGATCTTTGTGATATGATTTTTGATGAGCTTGATGAACGTGATGGAAATCAAACTGCCTTTTCTAACATTATTTTTCAATCTCCTTCTCAGAATGTAATTTCCTTCTGTAAGCATGTTGATCATTCCCCAGACTCTTGCTTCAATATCTTTATTGCTACTTCTCAAGGTCCAATTGTGCATAGGTTTGATTCTGCTGAAGACAGAAACTCCTGGCTCCAATCTCAGATTCCACCCCTCCCTAAAGCTGGTAATGTTAGGTGTTGTCCCTGTAAGAATCCTGATTGTGCAAAAATTCAGTTTACTTTTAAAACTGATGATGAACAGATTCGTTCCCAGGTTATTAATTTCCCTGGACGCGAAGTCGCTGAATGGTGGCTTCGTTTTGTTTGTGGAAGACCTGGAAGTGCTTATGCACTTGAAAGCGAGATCTGGCCTGCCCCTCCCATCTTCATTCCTACTGCTCAACCAATCAAAAATGAATCAATTGAAAAGGAGTTGAAGAAACTCAAGAAGAGGTCATTGATTTCTTTTACAATTACTGGGATCTCTGCAATTGCTTCTGCCATTGGTCTTTTGATTTATTTTCTGAGACGCAGGCGTGACCCCGAACCTCAGGCTCCATATTCTGGAGCCGGTGGTCGGCAGCGCCAGCCGCCGCAACAGCGGCCCGTGCCTCAGAGGATTGTGCATTATCAGGCTCCTTATCGTATGCCTCAGATTTATCCTAAAGTAGAGAAAAATTGCACTTCAATTACTTTCCACCAGGATTCTCATTCTTTTGATCTCACTGCTCTTTTCATCTGTGGGAGAACTTTTGTGTGTAATAATCATGCCTTTTCTCACTCCCATACAATTGAAATTGGAGGTCACAAGTATAAGCCTGAAGAACTCTCTCCCGAGCTCCTTGTTCGTCCCTCTGGTGCGACTGATGTTGTGATTTGTACCCTTCCCCGTGGTGATGAAAGAAAGAATCTTGTTCCCTATCTCCTTTCTCAGAAAGATCGTCCTACAAATGATGATGTTCTCATGGTTTCAAGATCAAAGACCATTGCTGCAAATTTTGAGTGCACAAATCTGAGAGGGAGGAAGTCTGTGTGTGTGAAAGAATTTGATAATGCTGATGAACAAAATTTTCATCGCTGTTACACCTATGACTTAAAATCAACTCCTGGTATGTGTGGTGCTGCTCTTATTTCCCGCAATCCTGCTCGCGAGACTCTTCTAGGAATCCATTTTGCTGGTGGTCCTGGTGTTGGTATTGGTGTTCCTCTGTACAAAGAAGACTTTGCTCATCTTTTTCAAGGAAATTTGAAACCCATTGAACACCCTGGTCAACCTAATCACATCCCCCGTCGCTCTGCTCTGAAGAAATCCCCTGCCTATGGTGCTTTCCCTGTGAAATCTGAACCTGCCATTCTTTCCCAGAAGGATAAAAGGTGTGAAGTGGATCTTGATGAAGTCATGTTCAGCAAGCATGTTCCTGACCACGAAGGTTGGCCGACTCTTGAGCCGGCAATGGCTTATGTGGTTGAGGAGCTGATGCAGAAGTGTGGTTTCTCCAAGGATGATCCTGTTCCAATGTGGACTCTTGAACAGGCAATCAATGGTGATGGTGTGATGGAAGGAATAGACATGGGACAATCAGCTGGATATCCTTTTTCCGCTCAGGGACGTTCCCGTCGGAGTTTCTTTGAGTGGGATGGTGAGAAGTGGCAAGCTACTGAAGAACTTAAGAAGCTTGTCGAACATGCTCTTGAGCATCCAGATGACTATTACTATGCTACATTCCTTAAAGATGAATTGAGACCTTCTGAGAAGGTAAAAGCTGGGAAAACCCGTCTTGTTGATTCTGATTCTCTTCCCCGCATCCTTGCAATGAGAATGGTGTTTGGACCCCTTTTTGAAGCTATGCTTAGGAAGAATGGATCTGAAATTCACTCTGCTGTGGGCTGTAATCCTGATGTAGATTGGACTAGATTCTATTATGAAATGGGTCCTGATTCTTTTCCATACTGTTTTGATCTTGATTACTCTTGTTTTGATTCTTCTGAACCTAAAGTTGCTTTTCTCCTGATGGCCAAATACCTTGAACCTTATTTTCAGCACGATGTCACTCCTTTTCTTGCTGCAGTTGCGACATCTAAGCATGTCTATGGAGATAAGGCGTATGAGATGGAGGGTGGAATGCCTTCTGGATGTGTTGGGACAAGTATGTTCAACTGTATAAACAACTCTGCTTTCATTGTCTCTGCTCTGATCGCTCTGAAAGTATCTCCTGATTCTTGTAAATGGATCTGCTATGGTGATGATGTGATCATTTCTACTGATGAGAAAGCCCTTTCTCGGAGAATCGCTGATTTTTATGCTAAGAACACTAATTTGAAAGTTACTCCTGCTTGTAAATCTGGTGATTTTCCTGAAGAATCAACCTTTTATGAAGTATCTTTCCTGAAGCGCTTCTTTGTTCATGACTCCCATTATCCTCAACTGATTCATCCCTACATGCCTCTTGAACATCTGGAACAATCTTCCATGTGGCAGACTGATGGTGAATATCAACAGAAATTGGATTCTCTGGCTCAACTTGCTTTCCATGCTGGCGGACCTGATTACAGAAAATTTTGTGACACTATTCAGAAAAAGTGCCGCTCGAGGGGCACTGAGGTTTACTTTAGGCCTTTTGAGTACTACATGGCTATGTGGTACGCGCACTTCATGTAAATTATGGGAATTACGGTTTCAACAATTAATAATATTAATCAGATCTTTGCTGTAGGCTCTACTGTTACTTCTTTCACTCTTCAATCAGCTTCTATTGTTGTAATGTCAATAGGTATTTTAGTGTTGGTAATTTTAGCTGGTGTTGTGATCTATTATTTCTGGAAGAAACACCGTCGTGGTCGGGGTTCTAGGAGGAGGGAAGAGAAAATCCTGGCACGACTGATTGAAAAGGGGCTTGTGTCCCCCGATACTCGTCTTCCTGATTATGGAAACGAGGTAATTGAAAGTATAAAGCTCTAGCTCAGGAGTTGAAACTGAGTAGCCGCTGGAATCGGCTATATAAATTATCCAACCCTCTAGCTCAGGAGGATTTAAACTGAGTACCCGTTGGAATCGGGTATATAAATTATCCATTTAGTTGCTAAGTTTTAGTTTGTTAAGTTTGCTTTAAATAATTTTAGTTAAGTTAGTTTAGTGTAAAAGTTAAGTTTAGTAAGCTTTGCCCTCAACCCTTAAGGTTGTTGTAGCTTGATTAAGCGAACGAAATGGGACGTATGATCCATCTTGGAGTGGGTCAGACCCTGGTCCGGGGCAATAGGGCCACTGTTTCGCGTTTAATCCTCACCGCATAGGATTAGATTTTCATTTGCTTCACTTTGCTTTTC